GTTCTACCTTTTCTTCTTTTGCCATTGTTCGTTCTCCTAACAATTATTGTAAGGTTACCTTACGACTTAACGAGAGTACCAAGTCCTTTGAAGTTGTACTGCTCTGTGACAATCCCTTGCTCTGGAACAGTGAATGTTGCCGAGTCAATCAGCGTAGAGCCCGTGTAAGTTCCGATTGTTTGTATAGTCGCTACAAACGCAATCAAGGTAGTACCCGTGAGAACCGAGGTGAGAAGGGTTGAACCGCTAACGGTGGTCGGTGTACCTCTTTGCTCGAACTCAATGTTAACAAGAATAAGCCCGTCTCGCTCAGTCGCAATCTCAGCAGAGGTCAAGGTGATTGGAAGCACTAGCACCACGCCACCAACGCTCAAAGAGAGCGTAGTCTCAACGCTTGAGAGAGTGGCATTGTTTACCGTCTCCATCAGCGTAGTTGTGTCAGCGTCCAAGATTTGAAGGACACCCGAGCCCGTGAACTTGGTTCCCGTGGCTTGGTAAGTCTCGAAGCCGTCCGCAAGTGCTGAGCACTCTTGAGAGGCGGTGGTTACGTTGATCGTGCATGAGCGAAGTTTGGCGGTAATGCTTGCAACGATAGAGGCAACGGTAAGCGTAAGCGAGGTTTGGCGAGTGCTTGTTACCGTTCGCATCACTTCGGTCTTAGCTTCAAACATTCTCTTAACTGGGGTGCTTTGAGCATGGCGAGCGGCTCCCGCTTTGCCCTCCTCAGTCTTGACGCCAACCTTAAAGCTGACGTTGGTAAAGTCGGCAAGGTACGATGTCCCTCCGAGGGTGTAGGCTGTTAAGTCTCCGGCGGCGTATTTCATGGCTGTCTATTCTTTGTGATAAATGTATCTCGGAAGGCTTTGCGGTAGGCTTTTACTCGCTTCCCTAAAGCTCCCTTCTCGGTTGGAGCCCAAAGACCTCTCCCAACCATTTTGTTAGTTCCAAAAGGTAAGACGGCAAAGAGTGCACCTTTTGCACCCTTGTTGAATCCCGCCGTGATTGTATACTTCTGATTCCCCTTCGAGAGCTTGGTAAACTTGGCTCTTCGGAGTCCTCCCGTTATCTGTCCGATGGGAAGGGTAGGGGCTTTCCCCTTGCGTCCCGCTCCTCTCTTTCTCCCCGTAGGCGTCGAGGCACTCGAACTCATTCCCCGCCCGTAAGGGTGACCCAACTTGCGTAACCACTTGAGGCGGGCTTTACCGCTTGGGCTGGCTCCGCTTGTGAATTCATTGAGGTCACGGTCTAAGGACTTCTGAATCTCGGCTGCTCCCTCGTCCATCGTGGCGTTCATCTTCTTGAACTTCTCAATAGTCGCAAAGTAGCTTTGGGTCGGTGTCCGCTTTACTGCCATACGGTCGTCCTCACGGTAAAGGTAATCAAGACGCCACAAGAGTTATCGGCGTCATCCATTGGGATAGGCGTCCACGTTGTTACAAAGGGTTGATAACCAACGCCACCGAAGGCGGCCGGAACCGTGGGAATACTTCCAGAACTTTCCGAGAACGGAGTTAGAAGGTCAATGAGTGCCTCGGCTTGATTCGCTATAAACTGCTGAGGGTCGGGCGTTAATGGCAAGGCAAACTCCCCGCCAATCGTCCATGTCCATGTTTGCTCGACGCTTCTTCCGGCTTGGTTACGATCACAACTCTCAAGCGTGACTACCGCCCTCGGAAGTTGAGGCGTTGGTTTGGCTGCTCTACCCGCTGAGGTGGTTTCAACGTCCCACGCCGTCTTTATATGAGCGGCGATAGCATTAAAGAGGGAAGTGTAATGCGGCATTAATGTCTCACTTGAACGGCGTAGACCGCTATATGGTCGGTGGCAATTCCTTGCTCGTTGGTCTGAACTTTCTCGATGGCGTAAAGGTCGCCATTGTATTCAATCGTCCCGCCGACTTGCGTTACGCTTTTATTCATATCGGTCGGGTCAAGGTAAAAGGCGAAGCCGTTGTTAACCTCTCGTGCGAAGGCATCATAAGAGGCAGAAGGTGAGAGGTGTTGAGCACATCCCCGCACCGATTGCCCCGGCTCTAAAGGGTCGTAGCCTTGGATAACTTGATTGGCAACAATGCGAGCCTCTTGGAGGAAGATGCGGAAGGTATGAGGCTTGAAAGGTACGCTCATGAGAGAATAAACATCTTGGCAATTTCCATCGCCCGCTTTCTGAGAACTGGTACTGGGTCATCAACCGTAATCTCAACGAGTCCGGTTTTAATCTTGGTTTGGTTGCCTTGTGCTCCCGCATTTTCTTCTACCACTCTTGCGGATGCCAAGCAGTAAATAGCATCATTCACAAGGTCGCCAATGGAGCCAGAAGCCATATACCCCCACGGGGCGGTTATCTCAAGTCGAAAGGATGGCTTGGTTCTGAAGATAAGTTGATTGTACGGGGCTGAATAGTCGGGTAGCAGCCAGTCATCGTACTGGTTCATTGTTTGCCCAACGTTGCCCGTTTCTACGCCACTCTTAACTAAGGTTGGAGCGGCTGACAAGGGAACGGCGAGGTCAAGAATGTAACCCCGCCTATCCGCTTGGATGTCTCGAACATCAAAGGTCTTGGTGCTTGAGACGGCTTGAAATGGCGTCACCCCCACCAACTTCTCCCATTCCCCGATAGCTGTATTCAAAAGCCGTGTAAGGTCTGCCGATTCGAGATCGTCATCTACAAAGCCCTTCGCTACAAGGTAGGTATTCAAGTCGGTGGTGGTGATATATGCCATTCGTTCTTAGAGGTAGGAGCCAGCAACCACTACTGGTTGAGCGGCGTTTTGGTTGGCACCAGTTGCTTGAGTAACCGCAACTGCTCGTGGAGCGATGTACGCCTTGATACCGCTGATAACGGTGTTGGCGGTTCCTCGGTCGGTAACAATTCGGATGTACCGATTTGTCAACTCAGCAAGAGCAATGGTGACTGTCTTATTGGTGTCCGCATCTGTCCAAGCGTAAGTCGCTCCGGTGATGTTTGCCCACGAAGAGTTGTTATCGCTTCGCTGAAGTTGGAAGGTTCCAACGCCAGTAGCAGTAACGGCTCCAAGGTCGATAACCACGTTGAGAGCATAGCAACCCAAGCAGTCGATTGTCGAAGAGTTAACGTCAGTTGTACCAGCGGCAAGCCCTTTAGTGGTTGCGGCGGTGGCATCTGGGAAGACGGTAACGATTTGGTATTCGTTAAATGTTGCCATGTTATTTCACCTTCAAGCGGCTGAACGCTTCGTCAAGGACTGGAGCACCGTCGCTGAACTTGTGCATAACGTAACCATATTCGCCGTTTGATGCGTAAGGGTCTTGGTCGAGCACTTGAACGCTGAGGTTCATGAAGTCGTAAATTCGGTAGAAGTTAAAGTCTCCGAATACGGCCGCATAAGTTCCAGTGGTAAGAGCGGTTGGAGCACTTTCCGATTCATACAAAGGTCGCCCCTTGAGGAACATTGGAGTACCAACGGCGAGAACGTTACCGATGCCAGCAGACTCTGTGAAGATGTACTGGTTCGCGGAGTCTTTCAGCTTCATAACGGCGGTGACGAATTGGCGAGAGCCAACCCAGCTACCGAGGTTTCGTACAGTTGCCTTTACGTTCATGATCGTTGAGATGATGTCATCAGCCGCAATGGTTCCAACGCCAGCGGTTTCAACGTCTCTTGAAGTTGGGATACCGTCAGCGGATGCGGTGAAGATGCCGAGCCATTGACCAACGCCATTACCTTGCATCGCCGCATCTTCCTCTTTCAATCGAGATGCGTAGTCAAGTTCGCCGCCAAGCCATTGCTCGACGTTAATAACCGACTGGTCAATGAGGAATCGAGAAGCCGAAGTTCGAACGGTGACTCGGTGAGGCTTAAAGTCTCGTTGACCAACTGCTACCGAAGAGGTAACTGCGGTCTCTGTTTCGCCTTGCCAGTAAGCGGTCAACCTTGTGTTCTGTCGAGGAATCGCAACGTTCGCATTGATTTGCTGAACGTTGGAGATTTGTCGCATGAAGATTGGATTATCGACCGGCTTGATAATCTCTTGAGCAATCGCGTTAGGAACAAGGAAGCCACCCGCAGTGTTCGGGTTAACTTGCTGAGCCGCTCGGATTTGTGCGAGTTGGCTATTGTCACCTCGAAGGTAACCTCTCCATGCTCGAACAAGTGCGTCTTCTTGCTTGCTGTCTTGTGCCACTCCGCCCATGATAGAAGGGTTGTTGCCCTCTGCCATTTGGAAGGATCGTGCTGAGTCGATTTGGGAGCGTAGTTCAAGCTCCTTCTTTGCGTCGAGCATATCGGCAACTGCCTTGTCAAAGCGGGCTTCCACGTCAGCGGGCATAACTTTCTTGCCAGCATATTCGCTTCGAGTCGCATCAACAAAAGCCACCGCTTCGCTCAACATTTGGTTGAGTTCTTGGTTAGATTTCATTTGAGTAGTTTCTCCAACTGGGCAAACTTCACCGCTTGGAGCTCTTGAACCGTTGGCTCATTTGCTCGGGTCAGTAGCTCATCAAGATTGCTCCGAATGGCTTCCAACCGCTCAAGGGTCGATTTGCCTAGTGTCTTGTCTTGAGCTTCTCGAAGTACGAGTACTTCGTTGGCTCTGGTTGTTACCCCTTCGACCGCATCAAGAACGGAAGAAAGTTGGTCGGCGAAGGAAGAGCCAGCATGAGCACCCTTCAAACTGTTACGCACTTCCGAGGCTTCCGATTCTGGAACGGCCGGGAAGTTGACTTGTGAGACCTCGTAGATTTTCGCAAGCCTCATGATAAGATAGCACTCACGGTTGCACTTGCGGATAGCTTCCACGTTGAAGAGGTTTTTGTCCATGCCCAAGGTGTCAACCATTCGGAGCATCTCTTCCCCGTTCTCGAACTCAAGGTAGTCACCGATTGTGAAGCCGATTGAGAGACCCACTTTCTTACCAGCCGCCAATCTCTCAAGAGCCACGGTTCGGGCGTCTTTAGCGGCTGGGGTTGAATGATACTCCACCTCAACCTCAACGCCTACGCCGTTATCTGTTGCGGACTTGATATAGCCAATGGCGAGATCGTCGGCATCATGAGATTCAAGGAAGGAACCGTTTGCCACGAAGTCGGGAAGGGCGGCGGTAGCTGAGCCGGGAGCGAATACGGAACAATAAGAATCAAGTTCCCCGTACTTAAGTGCCATGCCCTTGAGTCCACCGTTAGAGGCTTCTGCCCCTTCCATGCGGAGTTCAAATTGTCTTTCTTGTCTTGTATTGAAATTCATTTGTAAAGACTTCTCTTCTTTTATGACGGATTCGTAAGCCCTTTTGAACCATCGCATACCCGGCTCGCCTCCCCAAAGAAGGGCGGCAACCATTGCGGGGCTGTCCTCTGGCTCATCCAAGAATCGGGCATTTCTTGCCCACCATCGGTTACCCTTGCGTATCTTTGCCTCGGTCTGCTCCTCACCTCGTGCCATCGAGCGGGCTTCTTTTATGGTGGCTGGCTCAAGTCCGTCCCCGCCCTTACCTTCCTCAAACATCACCAGACCACGCTTACACGCTCTCTGAACTCCTACGGGTGGAACCATTATATTATCTGCCATCAATCATTCTCCAATGTTACGGGTTTTATTGTCTGCACCTTCTTACCGCCTATCTCGAATTCAAGGTGGCACTTACAGTTACCAAGGCAAGGAGTGTCACAAGCTCCCGGTGTTGTAAAGAGGTCATCCTTGAAGAAGGGTGAGATGCTTGCCAGCCGTGGGCAATCTGAGCAATGTTTCTCAGCACCACCAAGCACCCAAGTTATTTCTGTTTCGAGATCAAGAGCGTCTACCGAGGCTTGAGCGGATATGCCCCTCGCTTTGCCCATGTACAACTTCTGGCGGTTCAAGATTTGGTCAAGCATCAAGTCGCCCGCCTCGTCCGTGTATCTACCGTCGAGGATGTCATCTATAAACCCTTGGAGGTACTCCGCATCATCGTCTGCAATCGCTCTGGCTGCTAGGATGTCCAACTCCTCAAAGCTGGTCGGGTCAAGGCTCACTAAGTCCCGCCCTATCCAATGAGAGTTGGCGTTCGCTTGGAGTATCGCATCAAAGAAGTTGTCTGCCCACGTCTCAACGTTGCCACCGTTTACCAATCGCTGAGAGGCGTTCTTGGCGGTGTTCCAGTTGAAGTTCAGCATATCCTCATACCAACGCTGATAGCTCCGACCGGGCTTATCAAAGGCGGCGGGCATCGCACGAATTTCTACCACCTTGGGAATGAAGGTGAGCTTCCTTGCGGTGCTTTCGGTGATATGGTTACAAGGCATTAGCTTTCAAGTTGAATATCTTCGAGCCGTCTTAACTGGCTCTTATCGTACTTCTTAATGCTTCGGGTGGTTGGGAGCGGTGAGGCTAGGGCGTTCATATCGAACCACGTTCGAGGGTCTGCCAAGTCGTCTTGGAATCCGAGAGCCTTTCTAAACTCTCCACGGGTAGAGGCTCCCGCCTTGAACGCTAACTCTGCCCTTGTGTACTTGGCACTTATGTCCTCATCCAGTTCTCGGTAAACGCTTGGGTCAAAGGCTAAGAACTCATTTGGCTTAAGCCCTAACCCCTCATCAGCAAACGCCTTGTCAAGGGTCGCTGAGATAACGGAGAGCAAGGATAAAATTGTGTCCTCAATAAATATCTCTCTGGCCTCTGAGATGTTGTTATATGTCTTGGAGTCGCTAGGAAGTCCAACAATCATCGGGTCAACACCGAGCGAGGCAAGAAGCTCGGTCATAGTATGTACCTTTTGCTCAATGGCTTTGATGTCGGTTGGTGACATCGCAACCCGTGTAATCTCGAAGGCTCCGGGCAAGTCCATCGCTTGCCCTCTTCGGTCACGGCTGAAGGATTGCCAACGATCACGCATAGACTTTCTTTGCTCTTGCGTTGGCTCCATTGCATTCGGGTCTTTCGGCGAGAAGATAACGCCGGGAATCCCCATATTGGTCATGAGCGTAGCGGCGTAGTTGCTCGCCTCGTTATCGGTGACCACTTGACGAAGGGCGGCCATCAATGGGGACATCCCAAGGGCTGGGTTTGCCACGTCTACCATGCCATCTCGAAAATGGATAATCTCAGAAGGAGCGGCGTAGAACATCGCACCGCCTCCGTAGGGAGTTATTTGGTATCGGGTGATAAGCTCGTTTCCGTTGTTTGGCGTACCGTCAATATGTATATCAGACTTCGGCACAACTTGCCAAGGCATGAGCGGAGCCAAGCCAATAAGAAAGCCCGTCTTGCTACGTCTCTTGAGAAGGTAGGCATTGCCGTATACCTTGAGAGGGCAAGCAATCGCCTTGAGTATTGTTGCCTCATCTATCCCCGGCATCGGGGCGGTAAAGGAGAAGAGCCGAGGGTCTGGCTTGTAGTAGTAACTCCCGTCTGGGTTAATGGTTTTAACGGTCAACTTGGCTTGAGCCACCTTCTGAGCAATCTTACCAAGTCCGATAGCTACCGTCGAATTGCTTTCAATCTGCCCCGCCTCGGTTCGCCAGTTGCGGTCGGTTGCCCCATATCTGAGGTAGCCGCCCATCGTAGACGTTCCACCTACGAAGGGAATACCCGTAAATTGTTGGTCTCGGTTCCGTGGCTCCCGCCCGACTGCTCTAATTTCAAGTCCAAAAATCTTCATGCGTTACCAATTCCAAACATTATTGCTACTCACCAATTCATTAAAGGCTCCCGCCAAAGCGTCCACTTGGTCATCATGCTTGCCCGTGGGGAATTGCCTAAGCTCTTCTATAAAGGCGGTGTTCCAGTTAGCCCTAATAAGAGAGACGTTACCACCGTTGAATTGTGATGCAATACCGTCCGCTCTCGTCTCCTTGCTCCCCGTCTCCCTTACCGCCTTGGCATTAAAGCCACTCAAGAGGCGAAGATATGCGAGGGCTTGGTCTTTACCCGCTGAGCCGGGGTCTTCTGGTACTACCACCCGAACCGATACCCCGTCTTGTCTTGCGGTCGCTAACATCCGTTGGTTTCTCGCATCGGTTCCTTCTTGGAAACGTTGAACGTCGAGGACATAATACCGCCCGTTGGCATCCTTGCCTACCAGTACCCCCGCCGTATAGTCACCCTTTCCAGAGCTGGCTGCCACGTCCCACTTCCGCACCCGCTCCACCATCGGAGGCAGTTCCCGCTCATCAATAAAGCTCGCTCGGTCTACCTTGAATATCGCTCCATCTCGAAGGCTTGGGTTACCTTGAAAGAGGGCTTGGAAGTTGTACTCTCCCATCTGCCTTCTGACGGCCTCAAGGAAGTTAAGGGGCTTGACCTCCGGCCACAACGCCTCACCCTCAGCCCTTCCAAGCGGGTCGCCCTCCTCTGCAATGGCGGGAAGGTTAATGAATGTCCAAGAGTCATCGCCTTGAGCTTTGAGCCGTCCAATGAGGTCATCATGATGCCAGCGGGTCGCAATCACAAACGCCTTTGTTCGAGGGAAGAATCTCTGAACAACGCTCCCCGTCCACCAGTCCCAGATATTATTCCGCTCCGTCTCGCTCTCGGCTTGCATACGGTCTTTTATTGGGTCATCGCATACAAGTAAGGATATAGGGTTTATCCCCGTTGGAGCCGAGCCAACACCTCGAGCCACGAGCCTTGCCCCGTTCGTGAGTCGCCATGTACTCATCGCATTAGAAGACTCATCAAGAATGTTTAATTCCTTGGCAAGCTCTCTGGCGGGTCTGCTGAGTTCACGGTCGGCGAAGTCTTGAGAGTATCCCGTAAACACAATCGCATCTTGTGGGTTCCTCATCCCCCAGTAGATAGGCAAGCGGGTGGTAATCGTCTGGCTCTTGCCGTGACCGGGAGGAAGGGAAATAGCCACATTCTGGTACTCGCCCATAATCGTCTTGTCTACGATCTCGCACAAGTACTCAACGTGCCTTGGGTAACTATAGTGTTTCGGCTTCGTTGTCTGATACCAGTCCGAGAACGGTTGTTTCATCCTCAGCATTTCCAGCAATCGTTGCCGTTCCGGTAATGCTAAGGAGTCTAAAGATTTCGGCGTTAAGTTCACGTTCATTAAGTGCAGTTACATCCTTGACTGTGGCGTTAATATCTACCTTGTCATGCTTTCCAAAATCGTCCCGGCGTCTACGCTCCAGCCACCATGCCGCCGCTTGCCATGTATCACCCGCCGCCTTGTTGATGATAGCAACATTTCTAGCGACCGCAATCTCCTCCGCCTTTTTAACGGACTCAGAAAACTCAAGTTTCTCTCTCATCCATGTATAGAAGGTTTCTTCGCTGATACCCGCCGCAATCGCTGAGGTCTTGCGGGTGTTTCCACCCTTGAGAAGGTTGCATATCTGCTCGACGACTTGAGGCGTGTACTTCATGATTGGTTAAAAGTTGGAGCGTCCGGGTCGGAGTCGCACCGCCCACTACTGCCGAGGGTATCGGGTTCGTGCTCTTTCGGACGCTTGGAGCCTCGGTACATTGTTGCACCAAGTTCTTTAATTTTGTCGAATGTCAATTCTGGAACCGTGAGATTTTTACGGTAGGCGGGGTCAATAAAATAAACGTATCGTATTTGATACCCCTCTAGTGGTTTTGCTCCTTGCTCTCTAGCAAGTGAAGAAAGCAACCTCCCACCGTTTGCCACATTATTGTTCAAAGATTTTTGAGCGACTTTTCTTCCGTCTGGCATTATAAGAATTTCTGAGTTCTTTTTAATGCCAGTCAATATAAACCCACTTGCCCGGTATATTGTTCCGTCTCCGCATTGGGTGGCGTCTGCAAAACTAATCACCCATTTTACTTGCGGAGCGTATTTTTTAATCAATTTCATAGCAACCGCAATGGCTCTGGATTCGCTATTTTTTGGCAAAGCCTCACTAAATGCCATCCTATTTAATTCAAGAAAGCCGTTCCACAAAGTACCTTCTACTAATTTTTGTGTTTTACGTTTATCAATAGATGGCCCGAATTGCATCACACCCTCAAGACGCCCGTTCCAGAATACGCCTAAATGAAGTTGAGAGTTTGGAGCAACCTTGCCCGAATAATGAACCTTTCGCACAAAGTCGTTAGCCTCGTTGCGATCAATGGGTTTAATAATTAGATTTTTAGCACTCAAGAAACACCTCGCATATTCTTGCTAAGGCGTTCCCGTTTTTGTTCTGGTTCACGTCACTATCTGAATGAGTTTTGAGTGCAATATCTAACGCTTGCTTTACTATCTCAATTTGCGAATCATGAAGAACAAACGCCATCTGTTGAATTTCCCTTGTTTCGTCTTGGCATAGATTTCCAAAGGCTTCCGCAATCGTGGGAGCGTTGGCAAGCTCTCCAATAAGACCATCTAAGAACGCCTCATCAAAGCCCGTTCCGTCCAGCCCAATTGTATTGCTGACATCAGCAAGCAACTCCGCAAGCTCCTTGTTGTCATAAGTTGCGAGGTCATTGGTGCGGTTATCGGCGAGCAGTATCTTGAGGGCGGTTGCATCGTCTACGTCAACATAAGCCACCGGAAGAGAATCCAAGCCAGCCGCCTTCGCCGCCATCATGCGGTGGTTACCCGCTAAGACGTAGCCAGTAGACTTCTGAGCCACCACGACCCCATAAAATCCATTGTGCTCGATGCTCTCGGTGATGCTCTTTACATCTCCCTTTCTTGGGTTCTTCGGGTGATGCTTGAGAGTTCCTATTGGAACGGTCTCAATCTTTTGAGGTGCGAGATTTGCCACGATCAAAGAATACCTATTTTCTGAACTCAGCAATCAAGCGGTCGGCAAGTACACCTTGACCCGCCAGAATCAAGGCAACTCTGAGCTGGTCGCAGACCATGATAATCCGCTCTCCGTCCTCTTGAGATACCTTCACCACGAATACTCCAACGTTCTTTAGCAAGCCGCCGAGGTTGAATCCGATGCGAAAGTTGGCGTTCATAGCTGACCCATACCTAGCCCCGTTAAGGCTCCACTCACTGCACCCGCTAGCCACCGCTTTACTGCTAACGCCCAGTTAAAGTGCTCCATTGCCTCATTGCTTTTCCATGCGTTGAGGTCAACGAGAAACGCCGATACGAAGCCGGACAAAGCCCCGGCAATTATTTTCTTGACTAGTTCATTCATTTTGTTAGGTTCCCTTACAAGATAGCCGTACATTGTACGGTAACTGTCTGCTCTTTGCCGACATAAAACTCTCTTTGACTCAGCTCTAGTATAACCCCTCCAAACTGCTGAGGGGCAAGATTCCACGCTTGAGCATAACTTGGATTCGTACCCGCCTCTGTTCCGTAGGTGCTGAGGTAGCTTCCAGTCATAATACAAGTGACTTGTTTGGTTCTTGCCTCGTTTCTCTTGGTGCGGTATTCCATCTTGGTGGCGAGATCAACAAACTTATTATGCTTGTGTCCAATCCAAAGTGCGTCTACGTCTCCTTGCCAAGCTAACATACGTTGAAAGTCAATGATGCCCTTAGTAACTGGAGCCGCCCCGCCCGCTCCGTGGTGTCTGTACATCAAGAAGTTCGTTAAGCGGGTTTGCCTCTTGAGTGTCACGTTCCAATAACCACACCACCCTCCCGCCTTTATCTCTACGTTGGGGAGTTGGTTGAGACGGTAAAGAAGTATGCTCATCACGTCTATATGGTGACGCTTGCTGACGTGGGCTTCGTGGTTGCCGATGCCTATAAACTCGATGAGGTGGGCATAGGGCTTGAGAAACTCGTAAGCCATTTCGATTGCGGCATCAATGGGTTTAAGGCCACCTTGGAGGAGTTCACGATCTAAAGCGTCGAGGTCGAACCGTTTAAGGTCGCTCGGCAAAATAAAATCAAACACGTCACCGTTAATCCCGATTCGGCAGTTGCTGGCAGCCATTCTTTCAAGGTCGTACTTGAGGGCTGGCTTGACCATACAAGAGGCTCCGAAGTGGAGGTCTGAAAGTAGTCCAAGTCGGACTTTTGGCTCTTTGGCTGTTATCTCAAGAGTTGTCTTGATGTTGTTAATGGGTTACCCCCGCTTTCGGTCGTCGAGGAGAATGTCTATCTTCGCCTCTATCTTTGCCACTTGAACGGCGAGACCACTTAGCCCCTCCGAGTCCTTTTCAAGTTGTACTATTCTTTGGTGCAATTTGCCACCCCCGAAGATGCCTAGAATAACGGTTGATAACCAGCCGAAGGTACTTGAGAGAAAGCCAGATAAGCCGGTGAAGAAGTCGTTACTTGGTGGTTCGGTTGCCATAAGATTATCCTAGTGAAATAAAATGCGTCCAAGAGTTTCTGAGGCGTGTACGTCGATAGCACCCTCCACCGTCTCGCTGATTGCCAGTCGCTCCCGGCGTGGTGTTGCCCTCAATGCTCATCACGCTTGTGATCGTCAAATCGGTGACTATACCAATATGGTTACCCGTTGAACGCTTCCAGAGGCATAAGTCACCTCTCTTGGGATTGCTTGTAACTCTCCCTTCCATCCTTGCCCACGTCAGCCACGAATCAACGGCGGCAGAGGCTCGGTCGGTGGGGCCAGCATTAAAGCCCGCTACATCGCAACAAAATTCGATAAACGCTGCACACCACGGATACCCTTCGCCTAGCTTGACACCCTCAAGTATCGCCTCAACCCACTCACCCTTGTTATTCCCGCCAACCTCTCTTACTTGGATGTCATCAGCAAGAACGGCGGCGGCAAGAAGTACTCGCTCTGAGTTGGGAAGCTGGTTGTAATTTTGATAACGCCGATTCAAGATAGCTCGAACCTCGGTAATTGCTTGGGCGTTATTCATGGTTAACCACTATAAAAGACTGAGAAACTTGTATAAAGGGATTCGCTATCACGGTCTAGGCGAGCTATTTTGAGTAGCCGATAGCAAGGCGATGTCCCGATTTTACGCTAGTTTTACTTTTTTTCAACAATTTTTCACAATATAGTATCTTTCTGAATAAGTATAGTCTATAATAACTATATCACCACGGTGATACGGAACAAACGAAATGAACAACGCACACGCAATCAAAGCAGTAATCAAAAGCAACAAGTGGTCAATCAAAGCCAACCTAATGCACATGATGCACCTAGACTTCTCAGATAGCCGATACCAAGCAATGAACCAAGAAATCAAGAAATGGGAACAAGAAATCGAAGAACTCAAACTTATGCTTAAGTAAGAACCAACGGGGAGGGCAACCTCCCCACCAACCAACAAGGAACAAACAAAATGAACAAACAAGAACAAAACTACTTCGCCGACCTTCGCACTCCCAAGAAGCATA